GTGAACAACCTAGCAGCAAAATTACTTTTAACCCTCTTCCCCCCTAACTCCCCTTTTTTCAAGTTCCAGATAGATGACTTTACTCTACAGGAACTGCAAGCTCAACGTGCTCCCATAGAAGAAGGACTCAATGCTATGGAACGTGCGGTCATGGATGAAGTAGAAGCCAAGGCTATGCGCGTCCCTTTAAATGAGTGTTTACGTCACCTGATTATCACTGGTAACTGTCTCCTTCATGCTAATAAAAACAACAAGGTAAGAGTATTTCATTTAGATCAGTATTGTGTCAGGCGAGATCCTCAAGGAGAGATGCTTGAGGTCATAGTCCTAGAGAAGATGAGCCGTGAGCTTTACAAGGATGTATTTGGTAGTACTCCTCCTAGTGAAACTGGTGATAGTTCAGACAGTCAAGAGAAACAACTTAATCTATATACAGTAGTAAGAAGAAAAGAGAATAAGATACATGTTCATCAAGAAGTCAACAACAAGAAGATTCCTAATACTGATTCTACTTATCCTTTAGATAAGAACCCTTGGTTACCCTTAAGGTTCTCTTCAATTGATGGTGAAGATTACGGTAGAGGTTTCGTAGAAGAATACTTAGGAGACTTGAGAGCACTTGAGGGTTTATCCAAGGCAATCCTGGAAGGTTCGGCTGCTGCAGCTAGAGCTATCTTCCTTGTAAGACCTAACGGTACAACCAAACTAAAGACTATCTCTCAGGCTCCTAACCTAGCAGTACGACAAGGGAGTGCCGAAGATGTAACAGTACTCCAGATGCAAAAGTTTAATGATTTTAGGGTAGCTCAGGAAACTATAGCCCAAACTGAAAGAAGACTTGCTGCTGCTTTCATGCTGAACCAGAGTGTCCAGCGTGATGCTGAACGAGTAACAGCAGAAGAGATCCGGTTCTTAGCTAATGAACTGGAGACTTCTTTAGGTGGAATCTATAGTTTACTTTCCCATGAGCTACAGTTACCACTCATTAAACGTATCATAGCTGTACTAGAACGAGAGAAAAAACTTCCCAAACTACCAGAAGGTGCGGTAGAGCCTGTCATCATAACAGGATTTGAGGCACTAGGGAGAGGTAACGATGCTAATAAACTGGCTACCTTTCTACAAACTGCTGCCTCAATACTTGGTCCAGAAGCCGTGTTAACTTATACCAATGCCAGTGATGCTCTTAAGAGACTAGGTGTTGGTTTTGGAATAGACATGAAGGGCTTGATTAAACCTGAAGAACAAGTTCAACAGGAACAGCAAGCTCAACAACAACAACAGATGATGGCTCAGGCAGGATTGGCAGCGACACCAAATGCTGTTAATCAGGTGGGCGAAATGGTAAGGGAGAGACAAGCTGATGGCAACAAAACCCAACAACAATAAGAAAAATAAGAAAGTAGAAACTAGTGTTACATCAAAGACTCAGTTCAAGGAAGTAGATAGAACAATGGAGATTGTGGAACAACGAGCTGGTGTAGCTACGAAGAATGGACTTCCATCTACTTACACTAAGATTAAACTTCCTAGTGGAACTATAAAAGAATCATACGGAGAGCGATATGGCAAACCAGATAACAGTTGAAAGTGAAGCTCCCCAAAGTATGGATGAATACAACAGGGAGATGGCATCAAAAGCTACTTTTGCAGAGAACACTATTGATCAAGGTGTAGTTCCTTTAGAAGAACCTGAAGTAGTAGATGAAACATTTAGGCCAGAAAAATTTAAATCAGATGAAGAGTGGCGAAAAAGTTATGATGAGTTGGAAAGAAACTTTCATTCACCATCTGACCAAGTACAAGAAGAACAAGAAGAACTAAGTATTCCTCAAGCTACCGATGCTCTTTTTGATATGGAAGCATTACAGAAAGAGTACATGGAAACTGGTGGTTTAAAGGATGCTAGTTATAAACTTTTAGAAGACGCTGGAATCAGTAAGCAATACGCTGATACTTACATTGAAGGAGTAAAAGCTTTGGGTCAACAGATAGGTAATCAGGTAAAGGATTCTGTAGGTGGCTCTGGTGACTATCAGAACATGGTAGAGTGGGCACAAGCTAATTATACTCCTGAACAAATCCAGGCTTATGATAATGCTGTTAACAGTGGTGATGTTCAACTGGCTATGCTGACTGCCAGAGGACTCCAAGCTGACTATCAGAATTCTTCAGGATATGAAGGACAAACTGTAAGCGGAGATACCTCTATGAGAATGAGTTCTAACTCCGATGTCTTCCGTAGTAATGCTGAGGTAACGGCAGCTATGAAAGACCCTAGATACGAATCTGATATGGCATACCGCCAAGATATCAGGGACAAACTTGAGAGATCTGAAGTATTTTCTTTAGGTTCTACTTAAGAGTAATAAAGCACAACGAGCTATAGAGTAATTAAACAAGTAGACAAAGACCTGCTGAGGTGGATAATCTTTAGTTGAAAGTTGATGAAGAAGTATAGCAATTTTTGTTACAAATACTTTTTATTAACTTAATTAAAGGAGACTTGCTATGGGTGTAACAGCAACTACAGCACCTGTTCAAGTAATGTCTCGCTCTGGTCAAAAAAATAGTACTGGTGATTCCAGTGCTATGTTTCTTAAGGTCTATGCTGGTGAAGTATTGACCGCTTTTGAGCAAGCTAGTGTTACGATGGACAAGCACGTTATCCGTTCTATCAGTTCAGGTATTTCAGCTCAGTTCCCACTTGTATGGAAAACTGCTTCAGTTGAATACGCCTATGTTAACAGCTCAGGTAGTACTGCTACTACGGCTGTTGAACTTGATGGTACGGCAATCAATAAGAATGAGAAGGTCATTCCTATTGACGGTCTGTTACTTGCAGATCACTTTGTCAACAACCTTGACGAAGCTATGAATCATTATGATGTACGTTCTATTTATGCTAAAGAGGCTGGTATTATACTTGGTACTCAATGGGATAAGAATGTACTTCAAGAAGGTGTGTTAGGAGCACGTTCCTCCACACTCGTAACGAGTGGTAACGGTGGAGCTGTACTTACTAACTCCTCTTATGGAACTTCCGGTTCTACTTTGGGTGGTGGCTTGTTTGATGCTGCTGAAGAATTAGATGAAAAGAATGTTCCTGAAAATGATAGATATATGTATGTACGCCCTGCCCAGTATTACTTAATGGCAGAAACGACTGACCTGATCAACCGCGATTGGGGTGGAAGAGGAGTATATGCAGAAGGTGAAGTTATGAAGATCGCTGGTATTCATCTTGTGAAAACTAACAATCTTCCTATTACTACTGTCAGTGATTCTACTGGAGTCACAACTCATGAAGGTAACTTCTCTACGACTAAGGCATTAGTTATGCACAAGTCAGCAGTAGCTACCGTGAAGTTGTTGAATCTGGCAGTTGAAACTGAATACGACATTAGACTTCAAGGCTGGTGGATTGTGGCTAAGTACGCTATGGGTCATAGTTTCATTCGTCCTGAGTGTTGTGTTGAACTTAAAACCTCTTAAGGAAAGGATATTATACTATGACTGATATTGCTAATATCCAATCCCTAGCGGTTGCTGCTAATACTGTTACCAACGTAACATTAGTTCAGCCTTATGCTGATAACACTACTGTTGGTACAGGTTTTGAAACAATCTGTAATACCAATGCCGATCAGGTTCTTCCTGTTATTGCTGGAGCAGATATAGATATTGTATCTGCATCTACTGATGATGATGGTTCTCCTGCTGGTACAGGTGCTCAGACTGTTAGAGTAACGTACTTAGATGATGATTTTAATCAGGCTTATCAAGACGTTACTATGGATGGTACGACTGAAGTTGAGTTGACTGAGCAGAATATTTCCTTTGTTCAGAAAGCTGAAATTATTGCTTCTGGTACTGGACTTGCTGCTGCTGGTGCGATCACTATTGCTGATGTAACTGGTGGTGGAGTACACGCTGTCATTGATGCAGGTTCTAAAGAGTCAGGTAACTGTACTTGGAAGATTCCTGCTGGACATTCTGGTTATGTTCATGGCTTCTGGTATGATGTAGATGCTGTCGCTGCTGGTGCTGGTACTGCTGAGATTGCTTTACAAGTAGCACACGCTGAGTCTTCTGGAGTTGCTAATTCAGAGACATGGCGTACTGTTGCTAAAGTAACCGTAGTAGAAGGTGACAATGATGTGGTTGCTGCTACTGG